TATGGTGCCGGCACCAGGAGTCGAACCCGGGACCTACTGATTACAAGGAAGGTGCTTCAAAGATATAAATCAATGAGTTACGTGATTCCTTGTTACGTGCTGATACGGCAGAGCCCGCATAGATGGCGGGCTCTGGGACGCTTGTTACGTGGTATTTGCTCAATCAGCAGAAGGCGAAACGGTCGGTATGCTGTGGTCGTACACGTCCATCATCTTCGGGTCGCGGTGGCCACTAGCCTCCTGTTTGTCAGCTCGGGTGCCGACTGTGTCGGTGATGCCACGTCGCTTCAGGTCGTGAAGCGCGAAACGCTGCTCTGGCGTGATGATGTCGTCAGCGAGCGCCAGGGTGATAAAGCGCTGCCAGGCCGTATCCAGGCTGGACTTACGAAGTGGGCCGCCATGGCTGGCTACGATGATATTTCGTCGTGACGGCACGATCGGTATTGCTGTTTTGCGTTTTGCCCACACCTTGGCGCGATAGGCTTTGGCATGGTCCCAGGCTTTGCGCAGGCGCGGTGTCCAGCGAACAATGTTGTCCCGACTTCCTTTTCGGCGGTTTGTCAAAATTCCGCTTTCCAGCTCGTTCGCGTCGGTCAGGGTAACAACTTCGATTCCGCGCAACCTGCAGAGGTAGGCCAGCTCCATGACGTAGCCGAGATATTCGGGGCAGCCGCCTTTTTCGCCGCGTATCAGCAATCCCCGTGCAATTGCTCGATCGATAAGCGTGTCCATGACTTGATGGTTCGGTAGGCGGCGTTGCTTACGTTCGACGGGTGCCTCAATACCGAGGGCAGGGTTCACTTCCAGATAGCCGCGGTTGCGACCCCACTGCAGGACGCGGCGAAGGTAACGAAGGGCGTGTGCGGCTTTAGACGGGGTCCCTTCGTCCGCCAGTCGATCGACGATTCGTTGCACCAGGGCAGACGTAAACTTCCGCACCTCCAGATCTCCCAGCGGCTTACCCAACTTAGTAGGCAATGTCAGTAGGACGTCACGCGAGTAGCAGTAGTCGCTATGAGTTTTAGGGCTGAGCTTCTTGTAACGATCACTGTCGTGGAATTGTCCGCAAAGGTAGCGAAGTGTTCCACGCTCGACATTGGATGCCCCATCCATGATCTGGTGCAGTTCGGCTAGGGATACTTCAGCCGGCGCGATGTTTCGCCGGCGCTGCTTGCCCGTTTCGTCATAGTGAAGTGTGTACCAGACCCCCGCGTTCCGCTGGTCGAAGTAAACGGCCGCAGGTAGCGCGGCCTGATCAATGTGTGCGGGGATGTGCGGATTATGCTTCCGCTTCCGTGCTTTCCTCATAGGATTTCGGCGTCGTACCGCTCTACTGAGGCAGGCTTGAAGCCTGCCGCTTGGTTGATTAGGTCCAGCGTTGTCCAAGGGCCGGTGCGCCCGCGAAACATGCGGATGCCCTGCTCGATCAGCGACCTTTCGACATCGGAGCGGCGTTGATAGCCGGTGATGCGCTGAAGGTCTTCGAACACCAGGACGTTGTCCGATCGGGAGTTCATGGTTTGCCCTCTATCGTATGAAGCGCCCCGGTGAGTGTAGGCTCGGCGCCGGGGCTGGTGTTATTAGAAGTTATGGGCTTAGTTGCTAGTGATGTTGCCCGGGTGTACGAAGCGGGAACTACCGTACTCGAGACCGTCGCAGCGTTGCTCTTGTAGCAGGCCGGACGAGAGCCCCAGCTTGGTGGCGAGAGCATCGGCAGCCTGCCTCGGGCCAGAGCTGCAACTGGCACTCGGCTTAAAACCCTTGGCCTTGGCAATATAGGTGCCGGTGCTTTGCCGGACGGTGATCATGATCGACTCAGCGGGCATATCGCTTCCCCTTAGCTATTCGAGCAGCAACCCTCTCTGCCATCAGGGTGGCCCATTCCTCAGCCTTGTGTTGTTGGCGAATACGACTGCAGGTTTGATGTCTGCGCGTCGATCGCGCTTTTCCGCAGATATCGCAGACGCTCGGCAGGTCGAGTCGATTGCTGGCCATGGTTGGTCGCAGACGTGGTGCGTTATCCATGGGCGACCTCCGATTTGGACTCTACCTTCGCCAACCGAGCTGCCTCATATTCGCGTGGGAATATCTCAACGGCACCGTCGATCCAGCCGTTGGTGCCTTGGCCGCTGGCTTTAAGATTGCGATGCCGTTCCTCGTTGATTTCGAAACCCAAGGCAAAGTAGGCAATTCCATTTTGTTCTAAGCAAATCCCCCCATTGAGCCAGATGCTGCCGCCGTTGATGCCGATCGCGCTCCAGAGTTCGTCCGAGTTGATACGTGCTGGGCAATGCTCTTTCCATAGGCCAAGCAAGCGCTCATGCTCGGCGCGAACGATCGCACGCTCTTCGTTGGTGATGCCTTTCGGTGGTTTGGCGGCAACTCGGAGGGCGCGGTAACCGAACTCGTCCTGCTGGCGCCAGTGGGGGTCGAGCCCGCTGTCGGCGCTCAGTTTTACGCCGCCCACGAAGAGGGTCGTCCCGGACTTCATCGGAGACCCAGGTGCGCCAAACACATTTGTGAGCTGCTCTCGGGCTGCGTCAAATGCTGCTTTCTTCGCGTCCCAGGCTCTCAATTCAGCGACCACTTTCGGCGAATCTGACTTATAGAAGTAGTGAGTCATTTCGCGACTCCTAACATTGCAAGTGGTTGGGCATTGCTATCTGTGGCCAACATCAAAAGCCTGGAGGGATAGGCTCCCTTCGGCTCATTTTTGAAGCGCACGATCACGCAGTTGCCCAATACACGCAGAACGAGTCCTGGCTTGTGATGACGCTTGGGGCGACGGGCGCGCTTGCCCTCGATCGCCTGATTAACCTTGTCGCCGGGTTTAAATTTCGTTGTGTTAGCCTTCCTAAGGACAACTCTGAGGGTTCGTGCTTGCATGGTGCTTCTCCTTTGGGTGGTCGGTGCCGAGGGGTTGCAGCCCCTCGGCGCCATTTCATTGTTTACTTGGCGAGCCAGATCAGGACGTCAGGTACCTGCATCGCCGTGACAGCGATCAGTGCGACGGTTGCGATCGTGCTGAGCAGTTTGCTCAACAACTCCCTGCCAATTTGTTGGGCTGTTTCATTGGTGCGCTGCATGGTTCTCTCCTTTCAATGGTTGCCGGTTGCAGCCGGCGTTACAGGTTGCTGTCTGGCAGTCGCACCAGGTGCAGCACCAGGTCTTCAAATTCGTTCATGTCTTCGGTGCATGAACGCCATTCCAAAACCGCCTGGATCTGGAGCCTTGAACAATTCAGAACGAGGATCTCGCGCTGACCGTCTGTGGCCCGCACCTCCAAAATATCGACCAGGCCGTTGGCGCCGTATGCCTCGGCCTGCACCGTTTTGCGGTGATCGTTTCCGAGCTCGTTGAGCAAATGGGAGGTGCGGTCCTGCAGGGTTTTCGCAGTGCCGGCAACGACTTGAATCTGCATGGTTCTCTCCTTTCAGGGCTGTTCGACGTGGGTTGCAGCCCTACGCCTGGAACATCCAGCACTTGACGGTGGGTGATTTGGTGATCGTGTTGTTGTTCCGCGTGCCCTGATAAGCACGTACCGCGCTATCAACGGCCTTGTTCGATTCCAGGAATTTGCGGCAGCGGGATTCCTTCAGGCGATCGCGCAGCTCGCTGACATCGGCCAGCTTTTGGCGGTGCTCTGCGGCTCGCTCGACGAACTCGTTGAGGTTGATGGCGATGACGTTGTCTTTTTTGCTGTGGTTGACCACAGGCCCATCGGCGTCGAGCCCTTGGAGGTAGTCGTAGACCTCCCAGAATTCAGCGACAACAGGGTGGTCTGCGCTGATTGAGCTTTGGCGCTCGATCGCCATTGAAACGATGCAACGCTGGGTGGCGCTGATCTGGGCATCGCTCAGAGGTACAAGTGAGCGAATGCAGTCGACCAGGCCGAGCAGTTGGGCGTGGTTTTTAACGATGCGCTCGACGCGGAGATACCCTCTCAGCTGATTGCCGCAGTGTTGGCATGCAGCCTTTTCGTTGTTGGCTGGGTATTCGGTGTCGCAGCTGATGCAGTGAGTGTGCAGCCGACGCAGGCGAGCCTCATGGGCGGGAATTTTGTCGGCAAGCGTTGCCATGACGTCGCCTTCACGCTTCACCGCCTGCAGCAGGAAGTGGCTGAGCTTGCTGCCGTCTAGGGCAGTGAGTCGGTCAGCCGCGGCTCTGCTTTCGGGCGTTACGTTCGGCCGCACGAAATGGAGCTTCACAATCCGCGTCATGATGGCTTCGGAAGCAATCACAGGCGCGTTCTGGCTGATCGCGATCGTGCCTCGGAAGGGCGGCTCGTAGGTTTCGTTGCCGGCGGTTTTAACGCCCTTTGTCGCCAAGGTGCCGCCACCGAAGTAGTCCTTCAGCTCGTCCCATTCGAAGTTCTTCGCGTGGGATTTGTCGTCACCGCTCCGATCGGACTCCAGCAGCACCACCGGCATGCCAGACACCTGGCCCATCAAGCGGCTGCGACCTGCCTTGGTGGACTTCGACGGGTCAAACCCTTCGTAGCCTGCGCGGCCGAGTAACTTCCACAGCAGGTTGAGCAGTGTGGTTTTACCGGCCCCCGCCTCGCCGGTGGCTTCGAGGAAGGGAAACGACTGGTAGCGAGCGCGGATCTGCTCGGCGAACAGCGAGCCGAACCAGAAGGTCAGCGCGACGACGCCCTGGGCGCCGAAGCACGTCCACAATAATTTGGCCCATTCGTCGCTGTATTCCTTCGGATCGCGTTGAATTCGCACCGGTACCGCGCGTTGCAGGGTTTTCAGACGCAGCTTGCCGAACTCGAAAAACTCCTCGTCGTTGACGTCGACCACCTGGCCATCCTTGATAGCCACATCGCCATACACGTAGCAGCCGTATTCCTTGCTGTACCCGACGAAGTCGATCGTCTGAACCGTTTTGATCGCGAACAGCTGGTCCTTCATGATTTTGTCGAGCTGCTGGCCGCTGCCGGTAAACACAGCGCCGGCGGCCATGCCGAGCAGGCGCTTCTTGAATTCGCTCGCGGCGGCAACCTGGCCGCCGGTGAAAGTGTTTTTCACCGAACCGCCGTCGTGAGGAAAGTCGACGCGGAAGAAGTACCAGGATTCGTCCGTGATCTCGTTGCGCTGGAAGTACAGCGCCTGGGGATAGCAGTTGGCAATCTCGACCACACAACCCGACATGCGTAGCGCTTTCTCACGCATTGCTTTGTTGTTCAGCTGCTGCTCTTCGTGATTTTCGCTAGTTTCCAGCGCCTGCATGGCGTTGTTGAATTTGCTGATGTCCAGCTTCCACCAATACAGGCGGGACTCAAACCCGAAGTGGAATTCCTCGCGCTCGCGCCAGTCGTAAATCAATAGGGCTTTTTCTGACGCGCTCTCTGCAATAAGCAGGGCACCGTGGTGGCGGGCCTCGTTGAGATCCGCTTCGATGCGCCGCCGGCGATCGGCTTCCTCACTGACGAAGGCCCAACGCTGATGCAGGTCGTTCCAGTCCACCTTCCGCGCATCGCGTTGCGGAATTTGTGCCGCAGTGCATTCAAAGCCCATGGCCCGAGCCATGGTGACCCATTTGCGGGTGTAACGGTGCGCGCCAGGCTCGTTGTCCAGTGCCCATACCAGTCTCGGCAAATTGCCCGCTCGATCAACGGCCAATGCTTTCAGCGAGGCCTCGGGAAAGGCATTCGACGACATCGCGGCAACCGCATCGACCGCGTTGTGCTCGAGGGCGATCGCATCAAAAATGCCTTCGACGATCCACAGCTCTTCGGCCTGTGAAAGATCGATGTTAGGCGAACACCACCAGTAGCCTTTGTACGACTCTCCGGGTTTGAAACGGGCTTTCTTTTTCCCGAAGCGCTGAGGCTGGTCGATCAGGCGCTCCCAATACCCGCCGTGCTCCAGCGGAAATCGTACTGTGGCCGAACCGATGTTCAGGACGCGATCGAAATAGTTTTCCTGGGTGAACAGTCCTGCAACCAGCTCGATCTTGAATCCGCGAGCGAATTCCATATAGGCGCGGGCGCTGGCGGTCGGTTGATCGTCTGTCGCCGGCGCACGTTTGCTCCAGTCGTCGAACAGATCGGCATACAGCTCTTTGACATGCCACTGCTGACCGCATTTGCTCTCACGGCCGCACTTGATGAACCACGGATTGTTGAAGCTGGAATACAGCTCTTTTTTATTGCAGGCAGGGCAGGTGCCACCGCGCATGAAGTCGGTGCCTGTGCGATGCCGCAGGCCATAGTCGAATTCGAGTCGGGTCAATACATCACCCCGGATTTCTTGTTCCATCTCCATCGTCACGCCTGCTTTCTGATGGCGACCTGAAGGGCGCCGAGAGTTGTTTTTTGAGCCGCCAATGCGGGGTAGGCAGACAGGATTGCGCTAGTCCGCAAGCCATCAGGAACGCGTCGGAACTCGTCCGAGTACCAATGCTCCTGAATGCCCATCCGAAGGCGCTCACGCAGCTCCTGGTGCAGGGCTTCAGCGAGGTTCTTGCTAAGGTCCATCCGGATGGAAAGTGCTGTATCCATGGCTTTTTCCCTGATTTCGGGCGCAACTTGCCCAAACCCACTCGCGAAAGGTGGTGCTATTCGGTTAGTTGAAAGGGGCTGTCGGTTGAGGCTCGGTAGAGTCGACCAGGTGTTTGAATATCAACACGACGGGAATGGCGAAGGACTTGCCGCTGTCTGGGTCTGTGAGCATCGCGACGGACGCACTGCTGTTCTTTAGGTCGAGGTGGGGCTGTCCACCACCGGAATGCAATTCTGCGTATGCCAAGCCCGTCAAAGTCTCGGCAAGGTAGACAGGTACTTCCAATGTTGCTTGCAGGTACGTGACGGTGCGGTTGAAGAGCTGCTGGTCATTTTCCAGATGTTCAGCCTGGTGGCGTTGCATGTAGCAAAGCGCGGCGCTCTGCATGGCAGCGCGGTACTCGCGTTCGGGGTTTTGCGCATTGGTCATCATGTTCATCAGGCCGTCTCCAGCTCAAGTAGGTCCATTTGTTGTTCGCCTTCCTTCTTCATCGCGTGCCTGCGAATCGCCACGGGGGCGACCGGCAGGCGAACGGACGGATTGGGCATACCGGAGGGGCTCATTTCATGAGTCATTTCGAACTCAGCCCGGACTGACCAGCCGCAGGCCTCGTTGGTGCATTGCAGGTAGGCAATACGCAGAAAAATATGCGTGCCTTCACTTGTGCGGATCCGCATTCGCCCTTGGCAATGCGGGCATACCAGTTTGTAAGTGCTCACTTTGTTTCCCCCATCGCGAATTGCGACATTTCGGCTAAAGCCGAGAACTGGCGGCGCTTCTTGCGCCTACTTCGTATCCTGGCTGCCCGGGTTTTCCCGGTGCAGAACGATCACGGCAGTGACCTCTTCATGTCTTGCTGCTACGTGTGCTCGATGTGCCGCGAGAATGTCCTGCACCTCGTCGTCCTGGATGACGCCGTCTTGAAGTGCTTTGGCAATGATGGCGTCGACGAGCCCGCGCTTTACGGTGGTGTTGATCGAACGGGCGTACAGGTCGAGGTTGTCGAGCTGCCCTGCCTCAGCTATGGGCACAAAAACACCGCCGTACAGATTGCAGACGAAGTCGGGGAGGTGAGTGGTGCCGGTTTGCGACTCCAGAAGGCAGATCTGTTCATCGGTCAGTGGGCGGCTACCAGCGTTTTCATATGCGTGGTTGTCGAACTTTTTGACCGACATCCCTAGACGCGGTGCTGCGCAATCACGACCTCCCGGGTACGCGCAAATGACCGCGCTTACAACTTGCCGACGAGTTTCTAGAACAGTGCGTTTCATCTTCTGGTTTCTCAAAAAGGAGGGTGCAATTAATTTGAGATCACGCCGTCTTTGATACCCAGAAGCACAGCCGCTCGGTGAGCTTCGCCTCGCAAACATTTTTTTTGACCATTCAGTACTGCATAAACAGTGCTGGGGTTGAGGTCGTGTCGTTTGGCGAAATCAGCAGCAGACAGTCCCTGCGCGACCAACTTACTTCGAGCTAGCTGTAGCGCTTGCTCCGTGATAGCTGTGTTCGGCATAGTGCTCATTCGTGTGATTTAGTGTGGAATTCTGGCGATCTTGGTCCAAATAATTGGGACTGTCAAGCAATGAGGGTGCGATTTTGATGACCATTGGAGCTCGGCTTCGCGAAGAACGAGCGCGGCTGGGCGTTAGCCAAACGGAATTGGCAAATGTTTGCGGTGTTGCGAAGAACACTCAGCTGAACTATGAGAAAGACGAGCGAAGCCCTGATGCCCCGTACCTGCTGCTAGCTCACAAAGCAGGGGTGGATATTCACTACGTTTTGTTCGGTGAACCTTTACCCGCATTCGCGGATCAGCTGTCACCTGTTGAATCCGAAGTCCTGTCCTATTTTCGTAACCTGTCGGATTACGACAAAGAATCCATCCGCCGTATGGCTTATGCGATGGCTACCGTCGCAAAAGACTCAACACCAGCCCCACGTACTTAATAGCCATATCTAATTAGAAGGAACTTGCGTTCATGGTTGGGATTGCCAAAAGAACTCTGTTGGCTGCTGTACTTGCATCATCTGTAGCGCTCTCGGCTCATGCTTTGGAGCCTCAGCACTTCGATAATTTGCCGGCGATGGTCGAAGATTTCGGAGATTTTTCCGATGAAAATGGCACGTTCAAAGTGCTGAAAACTCAGCCCCTGCATGTGCAGTTTTCTCCGCAAATCGTACCTGGTGATCTACCTGAAAATGTTCGATACGAGGTGCAGCGAGCTGCCCTGTATGGCGTGTATCGGACCTTCGTGCATACGTCCGCCGAGTCGGTTCAAGTCACTGCCCTCCCCATTGAACTGGACATCAAGAATGGTGTTTCCAAAAAACTCAAGGGTCCATCGGTTGACGTGACTGTTACTCGGGCTCAAGCGTTGGCAGCTGTACAGAAGCTGATTCAGGTGAACAACTTTGCAGAATTGGTGAAGCCGGAACAGATGGGAGATATGCAGCTGGATAACTGGACCAAGAACTTCGAGACCCTGTATTACAAGCAGCCAGGGATCGATAGGCTGCTCGCTGAATTGAAAGCGAAGCAAGGTTAAGCGGGATCGTCGTCAGAGCCTCAGCGTCAACAAGCCCAGCTTCTGCTGGGCTTTTTTGTATCTGAACGAATACCCCCATTGGCTAAATGGCTCGATATGGGTACTGTATGTGCATACAGTGATGGAGCTTGGAAGACAATGGAACCGATTAGCGTCACCCCCGTAACCGCAGCCGATGGGCTCGCTATGTTCGAGCCTATTACGAAATTGGAGCGGGAGTTGATTGTCGGCTACAGACGTTTATCCAGCGATGATCAGGAGCGCTTGCTCCAGGTGCTGCATGCTTTGGTTTCTGTAACCGATGAAGGCAAGCCAAGGGCGCGTTTGATGTCCTGTCAGCGTCACGCCTGCTAAGAAGGGGAGGCGACTGCCTTGCTAGAGGTCAGTCGTTTAAGCTCTCGCTCCGCAGCACGTTTTGCCGAGGCTTTGCTCTCATACAGGTGTGACAGTCGTTTTGGCTTGCTCTGATCACCCTCGGTAAGTTTTTGTTGCTTACCGCTCTTCTTGTCGCGGTACCACGCGACGATGCCCGTGTAGTCCTTGGCATCGTCGGCCAGCTCCGCTACCTCGTCGCCATCTGGCAGTTTTGATTCAAGCTCAAGACTCGTGGTAAATGAGTCCGACGTGAAACTGTGTTTGACGTTGCCACCCAGCCAAATAATGTCCGCGATTTCCTGCTTAATCCCTGTCAGCGAGTAGGTGAGTTCTGGCGTTAAATCTGGCCGACCACGCGCCAGCGTGTAGCTGAGGGTTGCCGTTCCACGCTGCAGCTTGTTCCACTCTGCCCGGGCAGCGACCAGTGCAGTTTTCTGGTCGGTATAGGAATGCCGTAGGTCCTTGATATTGTCGCCGCCGCCGGATATCGCCTCTTTTTTTTCGGCGCTGTTGACGTCGTAGTAGAACGCCCGTACGCCCGTGTAACTATCCCGATCCGCTTGTAGGAATCGGTGCTGGTCACCGTCCCGGCGGCTCAGGGTAATGTGCGGCAGGTTCAGTCCGCTGGCGCTGGTCGCATTGCCGATCGGCATGAACAGCAGCCTGCCGGCTTTCACTGTGGCAATCGCATCATGCTCTTGTCCCAGGCGGGAGAGCAGGTTCGCGTCTGATTCATTGGCCTGATCAAGGTGCACCAATTTGATCGCACTGAGGGCTGCGCTTACCAGTGGGCCAAGGCCATAGGCACCTGCGATGGCTTGCACGACTGATTCAATCGTTTCGTTGTGCCAGCTTCGTTCCCGTTTGACCTTCAGTCCCGCACCCATGTCCACGCTGCGCGCTCGGATGTTTAACTGGTCCGGCGCGCCGCTGTGTTCGGTCTCATCGACCGTGTATGAGCCTTTGTCGACCAGCCCTGTGTCGCTCCAGCCAAGCCACAGGCGCAAGGTCGCACCCTTCGGTGGAATGACCAGGCGTCCGTCATGATCCGACAGCGTGACATCGAGCTGGTCTGCCGCGAGTCCGCGGTTGTCGGTCAACTCGATGCTCATCAGGCGCTTCTCGATAGCCGCTGTAATGTCGCGTCCGTCGACCTCCAATCGGCAGATCGGACGCGGGTAGGCTTTCGCTTCCCGCATGGAGGCCTGCGCATCATTCAGATAGCCATCGATCTGGCTCAGTGCCTGGTCGATCACAGGATTTTCCTCAGAATGTTACCGGCTGTGCTGACGCCTGCGCCGAGCAGGTCGACGCGGCCGTCATCGATCCGTTTAAGCGCGATGGTGAACTCAATCCGACGCGCTGCGCCGTCCGAGAAGAACAGGGTCTTGGTCTCGTTGATGCTCTCAATCACCCAGATGCCCAAGATCCTGCCGGTGCCTTCAATCAACGGCCAGGCCTTGCCGGTATCGGCCATGGCGCGAAGTGTGTCGAGGCTGAGCGGGGTTCCGGCGAGTGCCGGCAGAAGAATTCCAGGCATGCTGATTGAGTCCTCCCCACGGCCCAGGAACTGGCGTGATGGATTGGTGCCGATACGGGAGGTCGAGCCGTGACGCCATTCTGTCTGCCGCTGCAGTTCCTGATACGCCAGGGTTTCTAGGCTGAAAATGAACATGCCAAGTGACATCATCATGTCCGTTTACTCCTGGTCAAAAAGGGCGCTACGTCCCTTGGCTTGTTTTGCATGTTGCCGCTTGTCCAGTTCTGCAGACACCGCTCGCGCGATCGCAGCGGCATCCATCCCCGGGGCGGGGTGGATGTTGATGACGATCTGATCGGGCGCCATCTGCATCGCCGCTGGAGCTGCTGCAGGACCAATTGGCGGGCGGTTGTCGACTGCGATCGCGCCTTGAGCCCCGCCCATACCCACGGCGATCGCGCCCACTTGGGCCAGCCGTTTGCCCATGCCCATGATCGATTCGAGAATGCCGCCACTTTCCGCTTTCGCCCCGGGTACTGATGCGGCTGGCTTCAGTGCTGCTGCAGCGGCTCCGGGTACGGCGGCGGCTGGGTTCAGAGCTGCTGCAGCGACCCCGGGTACGGCTGCAGCTGGGTTTAGCGCTGCACCCGCGTTGGTGATGGCACCGATGGTCACGGTCCCTGCTTGAGTCATAAGGTCGCCCACTGCCTTGACCGCTTCCAGAGGCCCGCTCTGGCCTTCAGCAACGCCCTGCGCCAATCCGGCCATGGTGAAGCCACCGAGCTCGGCAAAAACCCGGGAAGGGCTGTGAATACCCAACTTCTCCTTGAACCAGTCGACGGTGTTACTACCGGCATTAGTGATCGCCGTCTTCACCGAGCCCATTGCGTTCGTGATGCCGTTGACCAGGCCGGAGATGATCATTCCCCCGAATTCGGTGAATCGGCTGGGCATCTCGACGCCCATGTAGTTCATCACCGCCGAGAAGGCCTGGTAGATCAGTCCGATTGGGCTGAAATTGGCGAGCGTCTGCAGGATGCCGCTGATCCCGCCGCTGAAGCCCAGTTTGATCTCAGCCCAGGCACTGACGAAGTAAGCCTTCACCTTGTCCCAGTTTGCATAGATCAGATACGCAGCGGCGGCGATGGCCGTAATGGCCACGCCAATTGGATTGGCCATGAACAGTCGGCCTACCCACATGAAAGCCTGACCGACGAAGGGCAGCACCTTCGAGCCCAGGTTGAACAGCAGCCCGATCACAGAGGGCAGGCGGATCCCGATCAATGACAACCCGTATCGCACAGCGAGGAACGGGCCAAGAGTCGTGGCCAGTGCGAGGGCAACCGTGCTGAAGCCGATCGACAGTGCCGCAATGCCGGCGCCCACTTTGAGGATGCCCAGCACCAACCCCGGATTAGCGGTCGCCCATGCATTGACGCGCTCCAGGACACCGTTAAATCCGGTGACCAGTTGGATCAGCGCTGGTCGGAGGGTGGCGCCCAGGGCGCTGCTCAGGTTGAACATACGGTTCTGCGACATTTCCCATCGGGCGGACAACTGGTCTGCGCGGATATCGCCCTCGCGCTGCATCGAGCCGTCGCGTTTAGGTGCGTTGTCCGCTCCATTCACCAGGTCAAGCTGTCGTTTGTATTCGCCGATGTTGGCAGCCAACTTCGCCGCATCGTCGCCGTACTCTTTGCCGAACAGCTGGGTCATCACACCGAGTTGCTGATTTTTGGGCAGTTTGTTGACCGCTTCTAGCACCTTCTGGATGGTGCCCGTTGCGTCCTTGCTCATGCCATCCTGAACCGCTTTCGCCTCCAGTCCGATCGACTTGAGGCCGGTGACAAATCGCTTAGGCTGCTGGGTGGCGATAGCCAACTCTCGGATCATGGCATTGGTAGCGGTTCCGGCGATTTCCGCCGATGCGCCAAGCGTCAGGAAGGTTGAGCCCAACGCGGCGGCGTCCTTGAACGACATGCCGACCGACGCGGTAATACCTGCAGTGCGCTGCATGACTTCAATGATGTCTCCACCCTTCGACATCGCGTTGTCGTCAAGGTAGTTGATCGCATCGCCGAGCTGGCTGACGTTCTTGATGGGCAATTTGTAGAGACTGGCAATGCGCGCCAGGCTTTCGCCGACCTGGTCAGCAGGTAACTCGAAAGCCGTCGCGGCAGTCGCCGCGACGCGGGCGAACTCCAGCAGGTCGTCTTTACCCTGGATGCCCATTCGCGCACCGCCTTCCACCAGCGCGGCGATATCGGTAGTCGCCATGGGGATGGTTTCGGACATCTTCTTGATGGCCGCTCCCATGTCGTAATAGGTCTGGGTGAGCTGCCCGTTGTCGTCCCGGGCGCCGTTGACCTGTTTGGCAACACCGGCCATGGCATCCTCGAAACGGGAATAGTCTTTGACCATTCCTACGATCGGCAGGCCGACCGCTGCCCCCACCGCACCTGCGCTCGCGCCGGCAACAGCGGCGTTGCCGGCGAGCTCTTTGCCCTTGGAATAATTTCTCTGCGCCTTCGACACCCGTTCCTGCTGTTTGGCGAGCGCAGAGAGGCGTTCCCGCTGTGCCTGGATGGCTTTGTTGGCCGCCTCGATCTCGGTTTTTAAGCGACGCTCGGTGGTGCCCAGGTTGCGCGTGTCAGCACCGGTGGATTTCATGAGGGGAATCAGGCGTTGCAGCTCCGAGCGCTGAGCCGCATGTTTGTTGGTCAGCTTTTCCACTGAGGCGGAGGCGTTGACGAACGCCTTTTGAAAAGCCGCAGTAGGGGCGTCCATCTTCTGCAGCTGTTCACGCAGGCCGCGCAGCTTGTCCTGCGCCTTGGCCAGTTCTTCGGAGGATTGGCGGACGGCTTCCTTCTGGCGGGTATAGCTGGAAATGTTGGACTGCTGGGCGTTGAGTTCCTTCAGCTGGTCCCGCGCCGCTTTCAAGGCGCGAGACGTAGCATTGCTCCCCGCGCTGATCTGTTTGAGGGGCGCGGTGACCTTGTCGATCGCCGACAGCAGAAATTCCAGCCGCAGCTTGTCAGTCATCCTTCGCCCCACTTCGTTTACGAGCGCGTTCGCGCCATTCCATCAGTTCGGTCAGAGGGAGCGGATCCATCTCCGCTGGCCCCCAGTGAAAAATCACGGCGATATCCGCCATCGCGTCATCTACGCAACGAGGGATGCATCCACCTTCGCCGACTTCGGCAGCAAAAAACCGGCAACCTCGGTGGCCATCTGCACCAGGTCGGCCGGATCCATCAGGCCAATGTCGTGATCGGTCAGGGTCGGTGTGGTGATACGCGGAAGGACCTTGCGCAGTGCGAGGACGTCCATCTGCAACAGGTCAGTCAAAGAAACGCCGCGCAACTCGCCGGAGACGGGTTTGCGCAGCGTCACCTCGGTGATTTCTGTCGAGCCTCGGATAATCGGTGTGTCCAGGGTGATGACAGGGCGGTTTGGATTCTTCTCAACTGGTGCGTCTGCAGCTTCGTTTTTTTGGGAGGTGCTCATGTCGAAATCCTTTGAAAGTGAGGGGCCGGACGAGCCGGCGGGGAAAGCTGGGATTACAGGCCGATCGCCTTACGGTGTTCTGCCAGCATGTCTTTGCCGTCGACCTTGAAAATGAAGTTGAGCAAGTCGATCTCGATCTCTTCATTGCCGTCGATCGTCAGCTTGTAATAGCTGCAGGTGGTGGTGAACTTGTGCTCGGTGTCTTCACCGCTTTCCGAGTCGCCCATGTCGATTTCTTCGTGCCGGCCGCGCACGACCACCTCCACGGCTGAAACTTCACCGGTGTCGTCACGCTGAATAGAGCCGGCCCAGCGCAGCATGACGCCACTCGCCGATACCGCACCGTACTGGCGCAGCGCTGTCAGGTCCCAGCCACCGAGGGTCCATTCGAGCTGAATGCCGTCGTCGCCATGACCCAGGTCGACCTTCACACCACCGTCCATGCCGCCACCCCGGAAGGCTTCGAGCTTGCGGGCGAGTTTGGGCAGGGTGACGCTCTTGCACGCACCGACGTAGCTAACGCCGTCGTTGTACAAATTCATGTTCTTGAGCTTTTTGGGCAGAGCCATGTGGGCGCTCTCCTAAAGGCGCGGCCAACGCCGCGCGGATGAATGAATATCAGGCGTTGACGCGGCTGGCGAAGTCGACCAGGTAGCGGTCGGTGATGCGCTGGCGAAGCCCCAGGTTCTCCAGAGGCGGCACTGGCGTGTAGTCGTAGTCCAGGTACAACTTGCCGGCCTTGAGGGTGTCCTTGTCGTTGGCGGCTTCGTCGTACCAGCACTCGCCACCGATCAGGTAGCCAAGGCGTACCAGTTCCCGGAACTTGGCGTTGATACCCTCGACGATGTCGCGTACCAGGCTTGGGTGCATCGGCTTGTCGATCGCCCAGAATTGGCCCTCAGCCATGGTGTCGGCCAATACCTGGGCAGTACGGGTGTAGTTTTCGAAGGCGAACAGCGGGTCGTCGCTGCAAGTGCGCGAACCCCAGAAGCGGAAGCCTTCGCGACGAATCAGCGTGGTGACATCCGCCGCGTTCAGCAGGCCGGCGTCGGTGGCCGGGTTCTGCAGATCCCAGTAAATATCCCGGCTCAGTCCGGACACGCCATTCACTGCCACGTTAGAAAGGGTTTTGTGCCAGCCGACCTGCTCATCGAGCTTGGCGCGCAGGCCCAAAGCGCGAGCGATCGCCGACGCCGGCGCATCGGCATTCAGCGTGGTGTCCCAGTTTACGAAGTCGGGCCAGATGGTCATCAGCTCACGGGCACCGAAGTTTTCTCGGTAGGCGATGGCATCGGAGACGGTCTCGCAGTCCCAGGCGCTGGCGTAAGCGAACCCACGCAGCTTCTGTGCGGTGAGGACAAGTTCGCTAGCCACCGCCAGCGAGTCGAGGCCAGGTACGCCGAGGATGCGCGGTCGCACGCCCAGCTGCGCTTCCGCAGCCAGCAGAGCCTTGAGTCCGGTGTACTGTCCGCTGGGAGAAACGCCGCCGATCACATTGGTGGAGGTCGCCGCAGCGTCCGCGCCTTCGGCGACACGAACGACGACGGTAATCGGGCTGGCCTGGTCAGCGATGGCATCCAAACTTTTTGCGAGCGTTCCTTGGACACCGGCCTTACCGCTGGCGGTAAGCACGTCGGTTAGCAGTACTGGACGATTCAGAGGGAACGCGATCGGGTCGGCATCTTCTGCGGTGCAAACCATGCCGACGACGGCGGTTGCGACGGTGCGGATCGGGCGGGTGCCTTCGTTGATTTCGACAACTCGGACGCCGTGGTGATAATCGGTTGGCATGGGGAGAACCTGCGCGTGGGTGGCAATGAAACGCAGGGTGACGCGCGCGCGTTGGTTGAACGAGCGCGGGGGGTTGTACGGAAAGGAGCTACAGGGCGCAGGAACAAAAACGCCCTGGAGAGGACATTAATGGAACAGTCCAGCCAGCCAAAGCGGCGCCGGCGGACGGTGTTCAATCAACGGGAACTCGCCCGCCTCTGGCCAGTTGCGTAGCGCTCGACGGTACGCCTGAAGTTCGCTGTATTGCGTGGGAGTCAAGGTGGTTTCTTGGCCCTCTTCCAGTTCATCACGGTGACGCGAAACCACGCCGTCAGTGATAGCAAGTTGGCCATCACGCCATGCACGCTCAATCTCCGCGAAAAACTCCGGGGATGGCGGCGGCGGATCGAGCAGCACCGGGCAACCTTCATCCCCGGCCACTATCCACTTACCTTGTTCTTGGCCAGCCAGTAACGCCTGATAATCCTCATCAGAGACTTCAACGCAGCCATCTGGAAGGAAACCGTGAAACGCCAAGCTGTAAAACCCACCATCAGCCGCACAGAAATGTTTCATAGATCCCCCTTAGTTACCTTTGGCGCGCCAGAAATGTTGGGCAGCGCTACTACTGCCCGAGTGTGAATAGTTAAATCCCGTATTCGTGTAGCTACCGACCTGCACGGGGCCGCCGCGCGTTGCAGGCGACTGCGTACCGCTATCGATGTAGGTCATCTGGATATTCCGGCAGCCATTGGGGAACGCAAATGGGAATGTAACCGGCGCCACAGCTCCCGGCGCCGCCCCGCCCGTCAGCCCCCACATTTCAATGTCGCCATTAGGTGCCTTTGAATATCCCGTCACGCCGAATGAGGCGGCAAACTGCGCGGAATACTTCAGCGCCCCCATCCCATGCATTCGCCACACGCTTTGCTCACTGGTAAAGCTGACTGTATCGCCCTGTTTCAGGGTGATGACGGTATAGAACGATCCGTCCGGGCTAATCTTGTCGGAGCCGTTGACGGTAATGACTTTGTCGAAAGTGGTCGGGTTATGAAGGGTGATCGTTGCCCCAGTGGGAACACTGGACAACAACGGCAAAGCGACTGTCTGAGCAGCGCCTAAAGCCAGCGCCACGAACTTGCCGACATCGCTGATCGGCAGCGTTAAGCCGGTTCCGTTTTCATCCCTTCCTCCAGAAAAGCTACCCAGCGCCTGCTGTACAAACGCCGTCGTAGCGAACTTTGTGGAAGCATCGAACTGCGGCTGCGTTGTCCAGTTTGGGCCTGCCATTACTGCCGCGTACTTGAGGGCCATGGACCCGCCGCGCAAGCGCCACTCACTACTCACCTTGATGAAATAGGCGTTATCCCCGAGAGCCAGCACTACCGGCACCACGCTACCGCTTTGCGCGGTCAGCGTATCGGCACCAGAGGCCAAGATGGTTACCGCCCCACTACCGGCGTTGACCACTTCTACAGTTGCCCCGTTCGGCACGCCAGCCAATGGTGGCAACGTCACGTTGATAGGCGTTGCAGACGATGCGCTAACTACACCACCAACACTTGAGTTCGCTAGAGCCGTGGTGGCGTTTATGGAATTGAAAATTGAGTATTCAACCCCCATCCGCTTGGAAAACGCAGTCGTAGCAAACGAGGTGTCGTTGGCGAACTGTGGCTGTGTTGTCCAGTTTGGGCCAGACATAACGGCGGCAAACTTGAGGGCTATGGACCCGCCACGCAAGCGCCAGGTGCCCGACACTTTCACGAACTCGGCGTTATCCCCCATGCCCAAGACGACGGGTATCACTCCGGCGACTTGAGACGCCAACACATCCAGCCCGGCCGCCAGAACAGTTACCGCACCGGCCCCAGCGTTCACCACCTCGACCGACGCCCCCTCAGGAACCCCGGCGGTAGGCGGCAACGTGATGTTGATCGGTGTAGCGGATGCGCCGGCCACAATCCCGCCAATACTTGAAGCACCCAACGCGGTGCTGGCCGTAAGTGGCGCGAAGCCCGAATACTCAACGCCCATCCGCTTGGCAAAGGCGGTATTCACCAGCCTGAGTGAGCTGTCGAACTGGGGCGGGGTTAATGCCGTTGGAGCGCCCAGAAAAGCCGGGGAGTTGATCGGCGCAAAGCCCTGGGTGATGTTCTGAAAGGTCAGCGCCGTGGCGCCCAGGACAATCACCCCATCCGTGACCAGTTGCCAGCGGGTGTCGGCCAACGTAGTGCCTTGCTCAACCGATACCAGCAGCGCCGAGGTCACCTCGGCATTGGTATCGGCATCCGGCGCACGCACCCAGGCCGGGGCACCGGCAATGTAAATGCCATTGTCCTTGCCCACGGCCTGGTTTTTCACCAACACCCGATCGCCGGCCAACAACGTCACACCGTCGAGAACCTGAAGACCCGCCAGCGCGATGTTGGCCGTGGTGGCCACACGCACCGACTGCTTGCTGTCGAGCTTGTACAGCTCTTCCATGATCCGTGTATCAACGTATTCGCGGGTCGCCAACACCACCGCCGGATCGATCTTGAGCGTGATGTTACCGGTGCTGGATACGATGAAATTCATCCGCACCACTTGGGTACGCCCGGACCCCTGCGACAGCACCGGCTTGAAGCTCGGTGCACAGTTGGCCACCGCCACCAGATCGCCGTCCGCGTCATACAGCCCGATTTCGCGAATCCACTTACCGCCCTCGTCGGCCGGAATCACCTGCTCGGCGATGATCACCGCCGGGTTGGCCGGGTCGACCTTGAGCTGATTCAGCGGCCGGCGGCGCCACTCACTGATGAGGCTGGTTTGTGCCGCACTGGGGGTCGGGTCGGTGCCATTGGCATCACCCACACCCATTTCCGTGAGCTTCCAGGGAATGCCGAGCGCGTCGGCGTTCGCCTGCTTGGCCATCCCCACATTTGTGAGGATCGCAAAAAACTGCGAATTCGCATCAATCATAATAAACGTCCAAGGTGTCTATGGAGTGTTCGCGGCCAACCACGCCGATTGTTCCGGTGACCTCGATGTCACGCATCACCGGCGGGTAAACGTCGATTTCATCGCCTTCGTATAAGGCGACGCTGATATCTAAATTTCCGTTTGATTCGAGGCTGATCGCCAAGCCGGTCAGATGGCGGGTGACGGGCTTGGCGTCGTCGATCAAGCGCTCCAGCTCCTGATACATTTCCTCGGTGATGCCGGTGTCCAGGACGCCGACTTTCAGCGCAAAGGTGCCCGGCACCCCTTCGGGCACAGTGTTGAACCACTCGACAATTTCGATCAGGTAGCCCAAAGGCTCGACCACACGCCTAAGCGCTCCGATCGTTCCTTTGCGGGAGTGGATGAAGTACGACCCTTTAATGACCTGGCGCTTGGTGGCCTCCGACCAGGTGCTGTCCCAGCGGTCGACGGAGAATGCCCAGGCGAGGTAGGGCAGAAGCTGCACCGGGCATCGATCAGGGTTCAGCAAATCTCGGATCGGAACCGGCACACGCTCTATTTGCGCGAGTGCCTCGGCCGCAAGCCGTTCCAGCTGCGGGGCGTTCGGCGGCAGGAGGTTCGTCATGACAATGCACCAATGGCCACGCTATACCCGGTGCAATAAGCAGCCTCAGCCTCGCTCGGAGAGATATCGGTCCAGTTGTTGAGCACAACCTTACGCACGCCTTCGACATGCAGGGCGGCATGAATGGCCGACTCGGATATTTCTACGCCCAAGCGCCGGCGCTGGCTGATGAATGTGACGAGGCGGGCTTGCGCCGCTTCGCGGATGGGCTCCGCTTCCGGCCCCGTTGTGGCGAGATAGATAACCGCGTCGACGTGGTAGGGCAGGACGGTCGCCGATTGCACCGTTAGCCGATCGGCAACCGGACGACGGTCATCGTCGCTGAGGTATCGACTGACGACATCCAGCAACGCCTGGTCGACGCTTCCGTCCCCGACCAAACCCTGAACAGTGACGACGACGACCGCCGGCGATGGGCTCTCAGCGGTCGCGTCAGCGACGCGGCCGTCAGCGCTGCGCGCGTGCAGAATGTAGCTGTTGCGGGGCCCAGCAGTGGACAGTCCCTCCCATGCCATCTGCGCGCGCTCGCGCAGCGAGTCGTCCGATTCCATCACCGCGACGATCGGCGGCACGGCCGAGCTGTTGCCCGGGGTCACGACCAGACGTTCGACGTTGACGTTGCCAGCGAGCTGCTCGAGGTCTTTGCTCTTGGCTTTAGCCAGCATGTTGGCCAGCGATGCTTCGTTCACGCGTTGACGCAGCAGCATCTCGCGATAGGCATTCTCCTGCAGGAGCTTGGTCATTGGTTCCGACTCGACGGCCAAGGTCGCGGCGACGGCAGCTTGTTGGTCGGCGGGCCAGAGGCTGACCGCATAGGCCTTGCGTTCGGCGAGGATCTGCTCGTAGTTGATCTGCTCGACGACATCCGGATCTGGAAGCTGAGCCAGGTCGATAGGGGTAAAGGTTTTCATGCTGTCGCTCCCAAGCTGAGAGGCACGCGCAGGCTAAACGGTTCATTGGTGTCCACCAGGCTGCCGTCGATGTCGAGAATCGCCTGGCCAGCAACATCACCCAATGTCAGCTGAACGCGACTCAGGCGAATCCGCGGTTCCCACCGCATCAGCGCGATGGCCGTGGCCGCGTAAGCCTGCAGCCGGGTTGAGCTGTTGAGCGGCCAATCAATTAGGTCGGCGAGCTGACTGCCGTATTCGCGCCGCATTACGCGGGTTCCGATAGGTGTGGTCAGGATGTCGGCGATCGATTGCACCAGGTGATCTTCGCCGACGATGCGACGGCCGGAGCTGCTGTTCATGCCGATCATGGGATTGGTCCTTGGGACGTCCCGTTACCTGCCTGAACGCCGGAGGTGCGGTGATTGACCAGGCTGATATTTTGCGGGCCTGCGACGAAGTCCTTGGTGGAGGTCACCAGTCCATCTATCACGACGTCGCCGGTGATATGCGTTCCACCTGGTGTAATCAGTACGGCTTTACCGCCCGCCGGTAGCGTGGCGGTCAGGGTGTGGCTCGCGGTGTCGTAATCAACAATCGCGCCGTCGCGGTACCGGCGCCGGCGGCGGGTTGGCACGTTGTCCGGAGCCGGAAAGCGATCGCTGTACAGGCCGAAGATGACGAAGCCATGGGCTGGGTTGCCAGAAGGCGAAAGCACCAGGCATTGCTCGTCGACACTTGGCGGATCCCAGTCGCTATCTTCTCCGGCACGCAGGGCAAAGAACGGGAGCCAGTCAGTCAGCAGGCCGCCGGTTTTCACACGGCAACGCGGCTTCTCCGGATCGAGTTCGGCGATGGTGCCGGCACGAATCAGGTTTTCAAGGCGTCGAGTCAGTTCAGTAAGAGAGTCCATGCCGCCGATGTTGCAGGTCGCGCGTGCGAGCTGCATCGGCGGTGAGCTGTAGCGCGAGTGCGTACAGGGGAAGGTCAGCCTGCGAGGTGATCAATGAATAGATTTCGGATGTTTTCCAGCTCATCACCGCTGAATCCCAGCAGCTGCCGCGTTTCGTATTGAACATCCGCTTGGCCCCGCTCGGGTCGATCCTTGAGGCCGTACTGGTGAACCCGGGCAATGCGGCTCACACGCCCAACGTATCCGATCGACACGCCGTTGGCTGTGGCTTCGGTGCGCAGATAACGGGCCGTCTTCAACTTGCCGAACATCTTGTTCTTGATCCGGCCCTTTTTTCCACGCAGGTCTTTGGGCTTACGCGGTGCGAACGCCGATCCATCCGGGTTGCGTTGCGTGGTGATGCGTTTTGACTGGCTGCGACGTAGATCCCGAGCGACGGCGCCGAGCAGCTTGCGGCGTTCACCCTCGTCGAGTTTGGCCAGTAGCACGGAGACCCACGTCTCGAGCGCCTGCAGGTCATTGCTCACGGTTTTTCCCACCGCGCAATGAGCTCGCCGCCGGCAGTCCATAACTCAAGGCCTGGCATGGCGAACGGATCATCGTCGACCACAGGCTCTGGCGGGTGACTGACGACCAGTTTGCCGTCGTCCTGGCGCTTGACGATGACTCGCTCGGTGAGCGGCAACTTGATCGACAGGTCGACCTTGCTGTTGTCCAGGACATCAGCTTCGAAGGCGACGGCCGTTTTGCTGCGGTCGACGTTCTCCATCAGCTCGCGCTGATTCACCAGGATCCAGGCGAACAGTGGAATGGCGATGGCATCGGGGTGGCCGGCGTAATCCGTGAAGATCAGGTTCAGTGTGTAGCTGTATTCGAACGACAGACCCAAGGCAGCGGTACTGCGCATGGTGCCTTTGTCGATGAATACCATCATGCGGTCGGGGTTGTTCTTTAACTCCGGTACCGAGGCGAGCAGGTGTGCGCGTAGCGATTCTGGTTTGTTCATGGTTTGCCCGCCTGGGCTTGCTGATGCTGGTAGACCATATCGACCTGCGCAGCGCATTGCGCCCAGTCGCTCTCGGTGACGTCCTGGTCGTTGAGCAGGGCGCCGTTCTTGTCCGGTTTAGTCGCCGACAGGGTGCAGGGCACCACGGCCGGACAACCAGTCGCGATAAGCAGCGGCTCCGGTGATGGCGGGGCGCTCGCGCATCCGGCGAGCAGCGTCAGGGAGAGGCTGATCAGCCCAAAAGCGAAGTTCGGCATTCTCACGTTTCAAGTCCTCGATCGTTCGTTGACGGGTGGCGAGCCCTTGGCGCAGTTGGTTTTGCTCGCTGCGCAATGCGGTCTGGGCGGTCCGCTCTTCCTGCAGAGATGCCTGGAGTGCAGCGGACGCCTCCTCGCTGCGCGTCGCTCGAGCAAGCGCTGCATCAGCGGCATCCTGCGCCCGGCCTGTTTTTTGATCTGCGACCTCGATCCGCTGGCTCTGAGCCCAGATCAGCAGCGCGATCGAGGCGAGCAGGGCGAATCCGTACAGCGCCTGGCGAAGCGTGCTCACGCGCGGTACCAGCCGGCTGTATTCATTTCCGCAATGGTGAGCCGGCGCACATCGCCCCGGAACACAACGGCTTTTACGCCTGGACTCGCGACAGCAATCGCCTCGGCCAGCGCTTTTGCCAGCTCAACTGGAGTGTCTTCCGGCACCACGAAAATATCGCCATGGGCGGGGCTGAGCTTGCGGATCTGCTCGTAGTCAATCATGCGGCCTCCTGAATTGAGCCGCCCGCAGCGTGACGCTGATAGGCGCGCTCCAGCTTGGTGTCGTACAGGTTGCGGGCGTAGTTGGGGCCGTTGTAAGCCTTGGCGAACGCTGCCCATTTTTTACCCTTCAACGCCTTGAGCAGCGCCGGGTCAGCCTCGATAAACCGCACGAAGGCTTCGAATTGCTCGCTTTCGTTCAAGGCCATACGATCGGCAAAGTCCGTCACGCTGGCGTATCCGAGGCGCACGGCGTGGTAACCCATCACCTGGAAGGCGCCCCAGCTGGCCGACTCCAACGCGCAAAGATCGTCAATCAGTCGGGCATTCGCCAGGCGCTGGTGCTCTGCCGTTCCTCCGGCATAACCTCCGGATTTTGGATTGACCAGGTTGGGCTGGAGCACAGCCAGTTGATCGGCGTTGGCCTTCAAATCGTCTGGATCATCACCAGGTGCGCGCGGCGTGCTGAGTTGGCGGTACATGATGTGGCGTTCAAAGAGAATCTTCGGCTTGCCGTTGTCCAGGAAACCGCTGCCTTGGCTTTCGACTTCGTTGACCGCCATGACTGCTGCGAGCTCAACGCCAAGGCGCGCAGCGGCTTTCACCAACAGGGCGTGCTGCAGTAGGTTCGAGCAATCCGCGCCGGCCAGTGCCAGAGCGGTTTTCGTTCCGGCAATACCGTCAATTACCAGCCCAACCTTGCGTTGGTAATTGCGCACCGCGGACTCGGTGGCATCACCGAAATCGCCGTCCGGGTCCAGTCCAGCGCCGTGTAGGTTCAGGCGCTGTTGCAGAGTGCGGACCTCTTGTCCGCGATCGCCGTGGCGCAAAGCATTCATAGCTGATCCACCTTACGGTTGAAGAACTGCTTGGCCAGCGCGCGGGTACCCTCAACGCCGAGCAGTCCGATCACGCCGCCGAAGAACGGGCCCGTGGTCGCTGGAATGCCGAGTAGAAAAAGGCCGTGGCTTGCCGAAAGCGCAAGGGTGCCGCACAGCGGTGCCTCAAGAAGAACTCGGCGCCATGTGCCGCCGCCGTAGATGATCCGTAGCGCAGCGATCACACAGGCGAGTCCGCCCGAGTAGATGGCTGGCCAGTTCAGTTCGAGCCAGGCAGCGAACCAGGCCCATGTATCCGGTTTGTCAGGCATGCGCGTGATTCCGCTGTCCAAAGTTGAAGGTGGTGGAACGTCTGTGCGAGGTGTTTGGTGGCTCAATCCCATAGGTTCACCATTTGCAGCTCGGGGGCTTGTGGTGCGATATCCGGAAGCGCCACTAGAGTGCCGTGCGGGATGATCGTGCCGAAATCTGATAGCCCCGGGTTTGCCTCGAGCACCGCCTCAGTGATGCCGGCGGTACGGCCGTAGATCCGCCAGCAAATGGCGTCGACGGTGTCGCCCTGAGCGGCATACACGGAGGTCGTCATCAGATGAGCTCCACGGTGGAATGGCCGACGCCCAAAAGATCGCGAATGGCAAAGCGGGCGTCGCGGCGGTATTCATCGACCGAAGGCGTCAGTTCGTCCGCGTTCTTGTTGCCCTCGACGCTGGTGTCGTAGCTGCGATATCGCTCAGCAAGCTCAGCTCCAACGCTGCAATAGATCGAACGGCGGTAAAGGTGGATGAAGTGGCTTTCGCCATTGACTTCGAACGCCGGCACAGCCGCGATGGTGGTGTATCCGTTCTCCACATGATTCAGCTTCACCTTGGCCAGTTCGCCGTTCACCTGGATCAACGCGTTGACGGTCACGACTTCAATGCGTGCGTCAGTGATGCTGCCATCCAAGCGAATAGCGGATCGCAGGTGTACGACATCGATGTCAGGCCAGAACCCCTCGTTGGTGATAACGAAGGGTTCGTCAGTGCCGCCGGTGGCAATAAATCCGCTCATGGTTCAGCCCTAAGTCGGCGGTGGCCGGGGCGTCACAGCAAGGAAAGGAGAGAAACCTGCTGTTCAGCCCCGGGCCGCCGGGGTTGCGGGGTACGCTCGGTCAGCTCCCTGGTGGGGGAGCAATCTTTTTCAGGAGGCGTTCGGCGCCTTCCAGATCCTTCTTGCCGCCGCAGCTGTTGTTCAGCTCGATGGCGCGTTTCAGCAGTTCAATACCGACCATTACCTGACCGGGTTGGCCCGGGTTATCGGCACTCAGACCGGCCACGGTGGCGCGTCCTGTAGCCAGGTACAGCTTGGCCCTGGCTTCATCCGGCATGTCCTGTTCGGCAGTCAACTCCATCGTCCGGTGCAAGGTGGCCAAGTCGAATCCACCACCGGTTTTCTGTGAGCTCAACGCCGCTTCGGCGACTTCTTCGGCGACCAGGCAGCCGGTGGTCCGTTCGAAGCGATCGGGCATCAATAGGCTGTGCTGCAACACGTAGGCCGCGATGTCGAGCGCGCCGCTGTAATCGGCAGCATCGATCCGCCAGATCATGATGGTGGTGAGTACTTCGTCCTGAGCGCCGTTGCCCGTTGCCAGAACGCCGTCGATGTAAGGCACGTAGACCGGCAAAAGCTGCAACTTGAGCGCGGCTTTGCCTTCGTTCGACTGGATCTGTTTCAGGCGCAGACGATCCTGCAGCAGCTGGGCCAGTTGCATTTCGTAGGCCGTCCCGCCCGCCATCGAAACGGCGGGCGAAGCGGCAGCAGCCTCCTGCGAGGCAAGCGCCTTCAGCCGGTGACGTTGAGCGAGGGAGAGGGCCATTGTTACGCGGCCTCTTCGATGTTTTCGACCAGGGCGCCGAGACCAAAGTCTTCGATCACGTAGTCCTCGTTCGACGATTGATAATCGGCGATGCGATCACGCTCCGGCTCGTCCTTGGTCATGCGACGACGGCTGCTGATCTGGAAGTAGATCGACAGGTTCTTCAGCGTGGTGATCATGATGCCGCCGTCGATGAAGAACGGTGCGTCTTCGATCGGCAAGCCGCCCAAGGTGCCGTTAGCGAGGATCCGCGCGGCTGCCAACTCGTTTTCGTTGTCGGCGGCACCTTCGATGTTGGCCAGGAACTTCGCGTGCAGCAGGTTGCGATCGACCAGTACGACCAAGTCAGGACGTTTGCGGTGCCATGGGTCCAGCAGCTGGATGGCGTCGTAAACCAGACCGTCGAGCGTCTTGTAGTCGCCGGTCGGGCCGATGGTGACCTTGCCGGCGACCTTGCCGCTGCTCAGCACTCGCTCTGGCGCTTTGGTGCGGTACTTCTCCAGCCAGCCCACGTTCACGTCTTCCAGCAATGGGTGGGTGGCCCGATCGGTCGTCGCGGCAACGCTGGTACCGTTGAAGCCGATCATGATGCGGTCGAGAGCCTGGCGCTCAACGATTGCGCCGGACAGGCGAGCCTGGAAATCGGGGAATTTCGCCCAGGCGTCCAGCAGCGCGTAAGGGATCGCGGTGTCGAAGTCGGTCTTTTTGCAGCTGTACGTGTCGTTCTTGAGCGAGCTGACGCCGCGAGGGTTGCGTGCGGTCTGGTTGGTGTCAGTGCGGCCGGCAATCGTCGAGCCGACACCCAGAACAATGGCCTCGCCGTCTTTTTCGTCGACGCCCAGCACGTTGATTTTTTTCAGAAAGGCGCTGGATTCCTGAATAGCCGTTTCCAGCTTTTGCTGAACAGAAGGGGTAACGGTGAATTTTTCCGCCACCGATCCGACGGAGTTGATCGCGGCAACCTGTTTGGTGAAGCCATTGAAGGCAAGTCGTGTTTCGTTACGCATGGTGTTCTCCTGGGGAGCTTGTAGGGGGCCGAAGTGATCAGTAGGTGGTCAGCACAGCGCCGTCGCCGCCGGTTGCGGCTGGCCGTTTGGTTTGGCTGTGGTCCTGGGTATCGCCCAGGCGCTTGATCAGTTCGTTGAAGTCAGTGCTGAGCTTGTCGAGGCTCGTTTTCAGTTCTGCAGAGAATTTCTTCTCAGCGGCCAACTGGTCGGGCAGATCCTTGACGTGCTCGGCGACGGCTTCCACGGCCTGGCTGATCTGGGCGAACTCGCCGTCATCCTTGGCCTGTTTGCCAGAGAGCAGGGCTTGCACCTTGCTGAAAAGTTGGGCGCCGAGACCGGGCTTTTCTTCGATTTCTTCGAAGGTGAGTTCGGTTTCCACGGCCTCGGTAAACATCGAGGTCGCGGAGTAGTGGCGGTCTTTGAACGGACTGGCTTCAGGTTTTTGAGCTGAAAACGCGAGCACATCGGTACCGAGACTCGCCGGGGAATCGGTCACAGCGAGACCGACGATGTAGGCCTCGCCGGTGTCGGCAAAGCTGTCGTCGATTTCGATGGACGTGTAGATCTTCTGTTTCGCCTTGTTCATGGCGATCAGGTCAGCGGTTGGTTCGATCTGGGCAAAGAGGGCCAGCTTGGTCTGGCCGTTGATCTCCACTTCCTCGGTCTTGACTGCCGTCACGTCGCCGTAGGCTTTGAATGGGCTGTCAGGCAACAAGCTGCGGAAATGCTCCAGCCAGATCCGGGCGCCGTAGGTGGTCGGGTTGAAGTTTTTGGCAGCCTGTTCCAGCCAGCTGCGTTTGATGGTGCGCTTGTCCGAGGTAGCGCCCTCAACGGCGACACGGAACCAGTTGCTGCGAAATTTCTTCATGTCGGGAAATCCTCAAAGCGATGCTGCTGAATGCAGTTGCGTTGAGGTGCATCGTCGGCAGTAGCGTTGTTACGAGCAATCAGCGCCAGTTGTAGGTCCATGCGCTACATGGCACATCGCTACGCCTTCACGCGCGCGAGGCGTCAGCATCGCCGCCATGACGACAACCGACGCCACTCCCATCCGCGATAACCGCCGCCAGGCCAAGTTCCTCTACTGGACCGGCCTGCGGATCTGCGCGATCGCAGAAATGCTGGATGAAAAGGAAAAGACCGTTCATGCGTGGAAAACGCGTGATGAATGGGACCGGGCCGATAACGTCGAGCGCATCGGTGGTGCCCTGGAAGCACGCCTGGTGCAACTGATCCTCAAGGACGGCAAAACCGGCGGTGACTTCAAAGAGATTGACCTGCTGCACCGTCAGCTGGAACGGCAAGCCCGGATCGAGCGATACAAGGCCGGCGGAACTGACACTGACCTCAATCCCAACCTGGCCAAACGCAACGAAGGGCCGAAGAAGAAAACGGCTCGCAACGAGTTCAGCGAAGAGCAAATCGAGCAACTGACCGAGGCGTTCAAAGACGGTTGCTTTGGCTATCAGCTGGACTGGTACCGGGCGAGCAATCAGCGCACCAGGGCGATCCTGAAAAGCCGGCAGATCGGTGCGACTTACTACTTTGCTCGGGAGGCGTTCATTGATGCCCTGGTCACCGGGCGCAATCAGATATTCCTGTCAGCGTCGAAGAATCAGGCGCACATCTTCAAGGCTTACATTCAAGGCTTCGCCCGCGAGGTTTGCGGTGTTGAGCTCACCGGTGATCCGATCATTCTAGCCAACGGCGCCGAGCTGCATTTCCTCGGTACCAACGCCCGAACCGCTCAGGGTTACCACGGTAATTTCTACTTCGACGAATTCTTCTGGACCTTCAAGTTCAACGAGTTGAACAAGGTCGCCAGTGGCATGGCGATGCAGAAACAATACCGACGCACTTACTTTTCCACGCCATCGAGCATGGCGCATGAGGCCTACACGTTCTGGACCGGCGAGCGCTTCAACAAGGGCAAGCCTGTTGCGCAGCGGCTGAAACTCGACGTTTCGCACGACTCGCTGCAGCAGGGCAGGTTGTGCGAGGACCGGATTTGGCGCCAGATCGTCACCATTCTCGACGCTGAGCAGCGCGGCTGTGATCTGTTCGACCTGGAAGAGCTGCGACTCGAGTACAACGCGGACGCTTTCGCGAATCTGCTGATGTGCCAGTTTGTCGACGACGGGGCGAGCATCTTCCCGCTCAACGTTTTGCAGCCTTGCATGGTTGACAGCTGGGTCGAGTGGTCCGAGGACTACAAGCCTTTCGCCGCGCGGCCGTTTGCCGATCGGCAAGTGTGGATTGGCTACGATCCAGCAGAAACCGGTGACAGTTCTGGTCTGGTGGTCGTGGCCCCGCCTTTAGTTCCGGGTGGGAAATTCCGTGTGCTCGAGCGCCATCAGTTCCGCGGGATGGACTTCGCGGCGCAGGCCGAAGCGATCCGCCTGGTCACGATGCGCTACTGGGTGACGTACATCGGGATTGACATCACCGGTATGGGCTCTGGCGTGGCCCAGCTGGTGCGCCAATTTTTCCCCAACGTGACGACCTTCAGCTACTCCCCCGAGGTCAAGACGCGCCTGGTGCTCAAGGCTTACGACGTTATTCACAAAGGACGCCTGGAGTTCGATGCCGGCTGGATCGACATGGCCCAGTCGCTGATGGCGATCCGCAAAACCATCACGGCCAGCGGCCGGCAATTCACCTACACGGCAGGCCGTACCGACGAGACCGGGCACGCGGATCTCGCATGGGCGCTTTTCCACGCACTACAGAACGAACCGCTTGAGGGGCAAACCTCAACGAATACCGGTTTCATGGAGATTTATTGATGAGCAATAGCCGCAGCGAAACCACGCAGGTGTCCACATCAGCCCAGGCTGCGATCGCGGACCAGGTGCTGCCGGCAACGGGCGGCAAGATGGAGGCCTTCACCTTCGGCGATCCCACGCCAGTACTCGATGAGCGGGGGATTCTCGATTACCTGGAGTGCTGGCTGAACGGTCGGTGGTATGAACCGCCGATGTCCCTTGATGGGTTGGCCAAGTCCTCCCGGGCCAGCGTGTTTTTGCAATCGGGCCTGAATTTCAAACGCAACATGCTGGCCCGCACCTTTATTCCCCACAAGTTGTTGTCACGTCAGACCTTCGAGCAATTCGCCCTGGATTTCCTGTGGTGCGGCAATGGGTACCTGGAGAAGCGCGAAAACATGCTGCGCAGCACGTTGGGCCTGCAGCCCGCCCTGGGCAAGTACATGCGGCGCGGTGAGGATCTCGAAACCTATTACCAGGTGCGCGGATGGCGAGACGAGTACGAATTCAAGCGCGGGACCGTTTACCACCAGCGCGAGGCTGACATCAACCAGGAAATCTACGGGCTGCCTGAGTGGCTCCCGGCGCTGCAAAGCGCGCTGCTCAACGAGTCCGCGACTTTATTCCGGCGCAAGTACTACAACAACGGCAGTCACGCCGGTTTCATCATGTACATGACCGACACCGCGCAGAACGAGACGGATGTTGCCGCGTTGCGCAGCGCACTGAAGTCCGCAAAGGGACCGGGCAATTTCAGAAATCTGTTCATGTACGCCCCGGGCGGCAAGAAGGACGGGATCCAGCTGATCCCAGTCAGTGAGGTGGCAGCGAAGGATGAGTTCGGCTCGATCAAGAACATCAGCCGCGATGACATGCTCGCTGCGCTGCGGATCCCCCCTCAGCTGATGGGCATCGTTCCACAGAACGCCGGCGGCTTCGGCTCGATCAAGGAAGCGGCGCAGATTTGGGCAATGAACGAACTCGAGCCGATCCAGGCGCGCCTGCAGCAAGTCAATGAATGGTTGGGGGAGGAGGTAGTGAGATTCAGGAAGGAGGAGGAATTGAGTCCGTCGTGAAGACGGCTATCAATAGGAGAGCAGCCAGCGGATATCGCTTGCATAGTTGCGAAGGCAATCTAAGCAATGCTCTTGATTCCTGGTCTCGCCAAACGCTGTGCGTAAAACATTATCGTATTTTTCCTCTACGACTTGTTGCCGAGCAGCGCTGACTTTTTTATTTACATGGTCGAACCCGACAAAGTCAATCATGTCCATCATGCAGGATTCAAGGCAGACAATTTTTGTTCGAAGGAACGCAAACGCCTCAAGCTGATCGTAATTGCAGATCGCTCTCAATGCCCGTTTGTCGCCGGTCAGAATGCGGTAGTCAATTGACTTGGAGTCATTGTCCTTTGCATGAAGGAAAAGAGCCTGCTCGCCGGCATCAATGGCAGAAATCTCGTTCAGGTGCTCGAGCAGATCAAACTCCATAGGTGCTTCTGTAAGCACCTGGCAGCTCTCAAGCAACTCGTTGATGCGGTCGTACGCCTGTGCGCTGCCTACATACTTCTCGATCGACTTATCAGGTTCGTTAAGTCGAAGACTGTACTTCATGGTGTTGAGAACGAAACATTGGTTTCTGACAGACTCAAGGGCACCCAACGCCTCATCAATTAGATCGCACTGAGCCAACTTGATAACAAGATCATTATCCGACAGTAGAATCATTGATGGCCAACTAAAGTCCCTAACAATGACAGGCTGTCTTCCTTCAGGTCATCTTGAATATTAGCGAACAGGTACTTTGAGATCAGATCGTTGTCTTTTCTACCTTCGGCCAGAATACCCAAGGTTTTAGTGCAAAGCGGCCAGAAATTCCCGTTGTGCGCGCAGTTCAGCAGAACGTGGGTAGGGTCAATTGCATGTCGCAACCCGAATTCCTTTGCTGTCTGGGCTAGTGCGGGGGCTGCCATAAAGCGGCCGAGAACAAGCCGTGCTTGTCGTCCAGCGAGCAGTTCCAGAGCGTAGTTATCTGCGGCTCTTTCGGCTTCGTCTTTTCCGTTCGGATCTTCCTGAATATCGGCGTCAACAATTGCACCGTTGGGATCAAGATGCCCAAGTGCTATATGTCCGAGCTCATGCGCCAGATGGAACAGAAGATAGCCACACGCCTTGCGAGAAGAAAGAACGATGGTCGGTCTGCCTTTTGTGGCCATGGCAATACCGTCCATCTTTTTCTTCATCAATGCTGATGCCAGATGGATAACGGGAACGCCCACTTGCCAGCAGTATTCAAGCAGACCTTCCAGGTCCACCCACGGCTTACCGGTTGCCAATATCTGCCGACGAACTTCTTCAGCAGACCCAGGTTGCTGAAATTCGCGGTCAAACGCGGAGAGAACGAGTTTGCTAGCACTGCGCGCCAAGGCGACCGCAAGCTGCACATCGTCTTCTGTGGTGCCCTTTACTAGCTTGAAGCGCCGCATTTCGGGAAGGTCAAACTCCACACGTGGAGGATCTTCAACCAAAGGGCGCACCTTGAGATTCAGTGCCTTGGCCACAATCAGCTTGGCCTGCTGGAGACCGGCAGGAGTTTTTGCGATCTCATCTTCCCACCAGGAAGGCAAGATTGCTTGTACATCCCGCTTCTTCAGGCCGTGTGCATTGAGGGCGGAATACAGATTTTGAATGGTGTCAGTCATTTTTTCCCCCTCCTTTGGCCAGATATGCGACTGCGCTTAGACGGCGCGGATAATAGCTCAAATCACATAATTGTGTTCGTTTGTGTTGAATGCGCGGCCCAGCAATTACGCATTGTGGTCATTCAAAAGGAAGGCGTCTCTGCGCACTCAGCTCTCTCATATAGGTCTAGACCATTATTGAGCCCATACGTGCCTATCACGGATCGCGACCGGAGCTTCCTTCGACGCTTTCATAACCATTATGAAACTTAAGGCAAAAAAACTCGCCTTTTGCACGCCTGCTTTGGTGGCAGGTCCCTACCCGTTGGGTAAGACGTGTGGCGAGTATGTTCAATTTTAGGTTACCACCTGCTTACCATGACGGTAAGTGATCGACCACCTCAGAAGCGTCCAGACAGCTCGATCAGTATCTAAGAGCCCAAATTGGCCACTTCTCGCCCTTGCCACCGGCCAGAACTGGGACGCTGCTTCGTGCGCGGACGCACTGTGTGTTGTGCGACCAGGGTGCGCAACACGTCTTCTTGAATGGCTTCGCCGATCATGCGGGCCCCGGGGGCCGGTTGAAGGTCAGGCCGAAGTCGCCGACATAGCCGACGTCACCCCCGAGGCTCTGGCCGTCGTCCAGGATGACGCGGATCGTGTGCGAGCCGCGCGCCGCCGGCAACTTGTGCGGCGTACTCAATTCGAATAGCCCGGGCATGGTTTCGTTGAGGATCGCCGGGAAGCACTCGCGGTGTTCGCGGCCATCCGCCGCGATCAACACCACGTCAACCAGGCCGCGATAGGGCAGGCTCATTGCCCGGCCTCGAGGCGCCGCATGGATTGGTCTCGGGCCAGGCGTAACCGCTCCCTCATGGTGTTGCGCTGCTCGTCGGTGATCATGTCGGCGGCAGACAAGGCCCACACAAAGCCCTCCCCGACCGAGGCGTGATGTTCGACCACGGCGGGATGGTTGCCGGCCACGCGCAGGTTGGCCAGTACCTTTCCCCAGGCGTGCTGTAGATAAGCGGAGGTCAACTCAATCGTGGGTTCGCCGTGCGGGAACGCGGCGGGGTCTTGGCTTGGGTCAGGGGTGGTCATACGCGCTTGTCCTTTTCGAGTAAGGGGCCGGCCCTGCGTAAAATCAGCACCGGGGGGAGTGGTCACCCAATGTAGAGGGGGGGGGAACAGCGTCCAAAAAAAGGCCGCCACACTGGACTGAAGTGTAGGGGCCTTTTTGACATAAACGGCGTTACTCGTAATGGGCTTACATCTTCATTGGCGGAACTTTTTTCTTATCCAGACCCGGCAGCGCCGGGGTGCCCTTAGCGCGACCCAGCACGTAATCGGGACCATTATCGCCAGTGACCACGGCCAACAGCGCCCAACCTTTGCCCAGCAGCTCATTGGCGGCGATGGCCGTGCGGGCCTGGATCACTTCCGCCACATCTTTGAATTCCATACTTGCTCCTTGTGATTGCGCCGTGATGGCCTGGCGAGCGTAGCGCATTGGCCTGGACGGCGGGGTTCCTTTCAGTGCGTTACTCATAATGCGCGGGCTTACTTTTGCAGGCGCTTCGGCAGGAACACCCCGGCATTGCCGGTCGATTCAGCCGCCTTGCCCAAATGGTACTCGGCGTACTGATCGTTACCGTCACGGCGGTCGAACAACCCCAGCAATTGCCAGCCCTCATCCAACAGCTCTTGGGCTTGTGCTTGCGTGGTCACCATCTTCAGAACCTTCGTATCTTCAATCGCCATTGGTGCCGCTCCTTGTTGAGTGAGCCGATAGTGTAGGCACAGAGACGACTACTGACGTTAATGGCGATATGAACTCGGCGGCGCCGGGGTTCCTTTCAGACGGAAAAGTCTTTCCGATTAGGTGCAACCTTTTCCGGGACCGACTCAGTGCAGCACCCGGGTTGGCGCGTCGCTCAATTGCAACGCCAGCGCCTCGGCCTGGGCGCTCAAGGCTTCGATCAATTGCCGGGTGCTGGCTTCTTTCTCGGCGTGCAGGGGGGCGCCGTGCGCGCGAATCCGCGCCAGTACGGTTTCGGCGACGGCCAACTGGGCGCGAATCTGCGCTAGTTGTTGCCGGGCGTCGTCGAGAGTGTTGTCGTTTATGTGCAAAGTTTCTACTCGTTCAGTTCGCGGGTCTGGGCGTCTTCGGGGTGATGACTATACGCGGCGTCAGCCAGCTCGCGCAGGTCGTGGGCTTCCTCGGGATCGATTAGTCGAGGTGGTGTTGTCATTCCACCAGGCGGCAGGCGTGCACCGTTTCGGGGCGTCGTCGGTCGGGATGGGTGTGTCTTCACCTGGCGCGCGCCGTCGTCCCCCCGCCACGCCTGCGGGCTAAATCGGTCTTAATTTCTGCACACCTGCAACCCACCAGCCGCAGCGCCCGGCGGGCCTCTCCTGAGCGAACTGGGGCTGAGAAAACCCTACAGATCCCTACACGCACCCCCTCTTTTCAGAGCGCCCTGGAGCGCTATTCCAAGGACCTGTTTTCAGGTGACCCACGGGAAACAAGTAATTTAAGTATGTGAAGGTGAGAAACCAGCTGCAGCCCGCACACGATGCGGTTTTGAGCACTTACTTTGCACTGGCTTTTTTGAGTAAGGAGAGGAGTAATTTTTATATAACTATATGATTTATATAGATATTTTATTTTCGATTTCTGACCTTGGTAAAAGGTAATGTTATTTCTAGATATTACTTAAAACTTACCTAATCAAATCGTCTACAAGCCTTGTGATTCGTAGCTTTTAGAAGGGGGGAGGAAAAACTTACCAAAAATACCGGTTTCCCGTGGCTCAACATAAAAACGGGACTGCCTATAGGGGAGGGTGGCGGCAGGTTCTCGCTTCTGCAGCAGCTCGCTTACACGCAAACTGTCACCGGAACTGTCACCAAACACGCAAAGGCTCAAACTGACACGTCTGGAGCCCTTGAAAATAGTGGAGCGGGTGAAGGGAATCGAACCCTCGTTATCAGCTTGGGAAACTGAAACGCTTCATTGCGCCCGCCCCTGAGCGACACGAGCGGGGAGCACGAAAAGGAACTGTGCCAAGGCTAAGGTGAACTCGATGGACTTTCGGGCATCGGCTTCATCAGGCAACGCACCGTCATCATCAGCATGTCGTTGATCATTTGCGTCGAGTCTGACCTCGTGCGCCCACGCTGCCATTTCAGCAGTAATAAGGTGCTCCGCTGCGGCCTTATCTATGCGCTTATATAGTGAGCCGTCCTTCAAGCCCTTTTCCTTCAGCATCGAATCAACTGCGGACGCTGTGAGCATCACCGCACCTGATGGAGCTGCGATACTGGCGATAGCCTGCTGCAAGTACGCCCTTGCTCGATCGGGTACCGAATCGTGCACCGTTTGAGGGGCTGGCCAAATATCGGTGATCTCGCCCCAGACGTTTCGAGCTTTATCGATGATTGGAGCAGTAGCCATGGTGGCTCCGCCGCATGTAGCGCACTTATAAATGACCCACTGGCGCATATTCATCCTGCGGTCATTCATCGTCTCAGCGCTAGTAACCTGGCTGAGCAGTGGCGCGGCGATGTTGCAGTGAGGGCAACGAGCTAGAGGCAACGAATTTCCATTCTGCATGTTCCGCTCCAAACTGGCCCTGCATACCCTAGCCACCAGTGCTTATTACGTGACTTGTTACGTGCGGGACAAAAAACAAAGGCCTGCATCGCTGCAAGCCTTTGATTTATATGGTGCCGGCACCAGGAGTCGAACCCGGGACCTACTGATTACAAG